CTCCAGCCGGTGGCGGATGCTGCGCCCCTATCGCCGGTGGCGGATGCTGCGCCACTATCGCCGGTGGCGTGGTTTTTCTTTTCAGCGTCTGCCTTTTTGATGGCGTTGTCAAAGTCGCACTGCGCCTTGACGTACTCCACCTGGGCCTTGACAAGCCCCGGAATACCGATCTCCGCGCTTAATGTCAGTTTCTTGCCGACGCGTTTCGTATCGTCGCTTTTCTTGTTACTGACCTCATCCAGCTCCGCTTCAAAATACCGGGAGCCATCACCGGGCACGTAATAGCCCAGCACATCCAGCGGCATCTCACAGGCATGAAGCCCTCTCTCGCATAGTTCAATGTCGCCATCGACCTCCGCCGTCTTGCCAAGCGTATACTGGAATCCACGGCACTTCATGTCCTTGTCTGTTGCCTTATAGACCTTCATCTTCCATCCCTCTTTCTTATCGCCTTTTTGGCGTTCTCGCGCCTTGCGCTGTTCATGCTGTAAAAATCGGCCTCGCTGTACGATGCGTACCGTTTCGCCTTGTTGGCCTCAACGTCCCGCCGGAACGCTTTATAGTCCTCGCACTCCCCGTGGCACCTTTCGTGTCTGCGCTGGCAGCCCTTGCAGGGCGGAGCCGTCCGGTTCACCAGCCCGATCATTCCCACTTCACCAGCGCTTTCACCACACCGGCCTGCGCCGCGTCCTCGTGGCTCATCAGCACGTCCACCGTGTAGCCGTACACACCAGTATCGGCTGCTATGTAAGTCTTGCCGCCCAGCGTCACGGTGCTGCCCAGCGGGATAACGTCCGGGTCTACCGCCACGGCCTCGCCAATGTCCACCCACAGGCCGGATGCCGTCAGCACCTTGCCGTCCCGCTGGTTCATGTGGGCGTAGGGCGTACAGCACGCGCAATAACCGGTGATGTCGCATACCAGCAGGTTCTCCGGCTCCAACTCCACGATCTCTGCCGTGGGCGGCGACTGCACCACGTCCTCCTGCACCGGCGGCAGCGTCAGGCACCACGCTACCAGCACCAGCAGCATCACCCACAGGACGATTGCCACTACCCACATACGCCTGCACCATCGTCTGGTGCGGCATAGCCGGGAGTATTCCCGCGCCCGCCTGTTCCGCTCTCTCATCGCCCCAGCGCCTCCACGCCCTTGACGATAGCCCAGCTTATCCACGCCGCGCCGATAAACGCCAGCGCCCATGCAAACCAACTCATGTCGTTTCCTCCTGTCGAATGTACTCGACCTCGATAATTTCCATTCCGTTCTGCCGTGCCCATAACATCACGGCAATTTCTGCACACGTCATAATCTCTTGCCTTTCCTCTGCGGTCGTGGTATACTATCCGCAGAACATTTTGGTAGATGTTTCGGAGACGCCCTGTCCAGTGCCGCAACCACTGGGCGGGGCTTTTTCTTACCCCTGCGGCATCGTCCCCATCAGCTCCTCCACCTTCACGCCGTACAGCTTCGCCAGCTTCTTGTGGTACTTCCGCAAGATTGCGTTCTTACCAAGCTCCCAATTAGAAACAGCCGTAATAGTGACGTTCAGCTTCTTTGCGACATCGGCCTGCTGCAATCCAGCCGCAAGCCTGAGTTCCTTTAACGTCAAGCGTTCATCCCTCCTTATCAATATTAAGAACTTTAACTTGACAAACGCTTAACCACCCGCTATTATGTAGGTGACAGCCAACAAAATATCGGTTATAAGCCCGCAAAGCAATGGAGCGCGATGGGGGTGTGGTTTTTTGTTGCCCTGTTTAAGCCCTTGAGAGTATTATAACGACCAAAATGGTCGTTGTCAACCTAACAACGACCATTTTGTAAGTTTTGTTACATTGCACAATTTTAGGAGCTTCAAATTGTGATATTTGATTTAGACCTTCTTTTTTCAAAGCCAAAAGGCCCAGACAATCCATTTTTATATTATCCAGAATACTATGATCAGGACGCTTCGCAAAGTGTAATTGACCAAACCCATAAATATGATATGGACAATTTTTCAAAGCACGAAGCTACAATTATTCGGGATGTATTGTATACGACACAAAAAAAGTACCCTAAAGAATTTTGGGCACCAGGGCTTGTTAATGAAAGCTACACGATAAAATATAAACCAAGATATATTCTGTTTGAAGCGGCAATACTGCTTTATAAAAATTCTGAATTACCAATAGATCAAATTTCAGTGGCGTTTGCATATTCTCAAAAAGGCGCAGACTACAGAAAAGAAGCTATAAAATTTTATGAAAAAAGCATAAATAGTGTACCGTTTTATGTTTTGGACAAATTTGCGTCTATCAGTTCTTTTGCTATGTATTTAACGCTTTCCGCTTTGTACGAGCAAGAACACGAATACGACAAAGCTGTTGTGTGGATGAAAAAGGCCCAAAAACGTGCTGAGCCAAATAATGTTTTTTGTGCCCAAAAAATAAAAGAGTTGTCAAAAAAGGAAGCGCCAAAACCAAGGAAAAAGAAAATGCCATCTACTAAAAAATTGGTTTTTGAAGAAAAAGTAACTTCTGTCGCGCAATACTGTATAGATCACGGATGGCACAAGTAAAGGGTAAAAACAATGGCAAAAAGAAAAACCGTTAACGTTAATACAGATAAAATTATTTTTTTGGCAGAAGCTAACGAATGGAATAAAGCCGCCTTTGCAAGAAAGGTTGGAAAGCACAGCCGTTGGTTGAGCGAAGTGGCAAGAGGGCGTAATCTTCCTTCGCCGGAAGAAGCCGCCCAAATGTGTCTCCTACTCCACACCACCCCGGAAGAAATTTTGCCGACCGAAGGTGAGACAGCAGAAGAAACAGCAAAGTGCCAAGAAGATATTGCGCTGGTGCGGAAGCTGCTGGAGGAAATGCAGAGCGCAAAAAAAGCCCCCGCCGCAAAGGGCGAGGGCTCAAAAGAAGCTGCATCAAACTTTATTAAAACTACAAATGACCGTGCGGCGTTGTTGGCTCTTATCAACGAAGCCACGAAGAAACTACAGGAGTTGGAGTAATGCCTACACTATATCCTACCGATCCGCAAGACTGGCTGCGAACAGAAGCGGAACGGAAAGACAAGGAACAAGAGCGCAAAGAAAAAGCCGACAAGGAACGCCGCGAGAAAACACGGTTTATTATTACAACTGTTCTTTCGGCTGTTGCGGCAATCGCTGCTGTTGCAGGAGTGATAATTCAACTTGCTTGAGCGCGATCAGCGTATCAAGTTTGTCTGTAATTCCCTTTAGGCCAAACACAACATCGTTGATCTGGCCTTTCATGATAATGCTGTTTTCAGCCAGCCTATCAATGTAAATCTCGTAGTCTTTGCTCATAGCACACCTCTTTCTTTTAACGTACTCATAATATCAGCGCAGTCCTCATCGGAAAGCTGGTCGATTTTTTTAAGGGCTATTCTCCGCAACGTTTCAATATCACATTGCGCCAATGCATCTGTTTTTATTATACCCCAGACGTTGGCATTTGTACAATAACTCATTTCTCTCCCCTTTCTCAATTTGACATATTATTTTCTCGGTGTACAACTAAGTTAGTACACTTGTAGTTACGCACAATCTGTTTGTTGCCCACAAATGGGCAACAAATTAAAAAATATTTCAGGGGGAAGTGTTTATATGTGGGCCTTTGTTAAATAGCCCCGCTGCTCCCGCAACGGACAGCGGGGCTATTCTCGCCGGTGGCCTCCCGGCTTTCCGGCTGCACGTTCACACTAACAAATCAGGGTTTGGCAGGGCAATCCCAAATTCGGATAATTACCGTTTGCGGCAAACCAGAATTGGAATTCTCCTGCCCGAAAAAGGAGTAAAAGGGGAAAATGGTAAAAACATTACAGGATTTGTGCAAAGATGCAAAAGACCGACAGAATTTAACTATACAAGATTTGTCCGACATGACGGACATTTCAGCATCAACCATAAGCAATTTTTTCTCCGCGTCATCAAAGGAGCCGAGCGTGTACAAAATGGGTTTAATTTGTGCCGCTCTTGGCGTTTCAATGGATGAATATTTCGGGATTGAAAAAGAAGTGACAACGGAAGATGAGTTAGCACAAGCCAACGAAAAGCTGGCGCACCAAAAGCAGCTGCATGATGCCAATGTGCAGATAGCCCATCTTGAGGGCGGCATGGAGCAGATGGCAAAAACCATTAACTACCACCGCAAGAAATCGCGGGACACAAAATTTGCTATTTATGGCCTCACGCTTTTGTGCGCCATATTTATGGCTGTTATCGTGGGATATATCTTTTTTGACTACCGTATCCCCCACCAGGGGCTTATTCAGGGCGGAGAGGCCAGTATATTCGCGTGGATTGTCTTTTTGCTGCTTGCGGTCGGTATTGGCTTTTTTGCCGCTATTTTGATGATGTATTTTCGCTATGCAAAAAAGTATACATTGTCGCCAGATAAGGGAGGAGATGAACAATGAGTGTAGTATTGCGGGCAGCATTATACCCGCGTGTGTCCACAGAAGAACAGGCAAAGTTCGGCCTGTCTATCCACGATCAGCAAAACGACCTCGAAGAATACGCCAAAGCCAACAATATGAAGGTGGTAGGCGTTTTCCCGGATGCCGGGTTTTCCGCCAGAAAGAAGATTGAAAAGCGTCCCGCCATGCTTCAACTGCTGGAAGCCGTAAAGCGTGATGAGGTAGACATTATTCTTGTCACAAAATTGGACAGGTGGTTCCGTAACATCGGTGAATATTACAAGGTGCAAGAAATCCTTGAAGCCCACAACGTGTCGTGGAAAACGATTTATGAGGACTACGACACGTCTACAGCCGCAGGACGGTTGAAGATCAACATCATGCTTGCCGTAGCACAGGACGAAGCTGACCGCGCAAGTGAACGCATAAAAAAAGTGCTTGATGCAAAAAAAGATCGAAATGAGGTTTGCACCGGTCATCTGCCGAAAGGCTACAAAATCGAAGGGAAATTTGCTGTTATAGACAAAGAAGCGGAGCCGGTTATACGGAGATATTTTTCTACATTTTTGGAAACCGGATCCATAACAAAAGCGATGGACGCAGTACCGGAATTAAAACTTAAATACCAAACGGCCAGCCAAATGTTGGACAACACAGGATACATGGGAGACTGGCACGGGATAAAATTGCCCCCGTATTTAACACCGCAGGAATTTCAGCGTGTGCAAGGCTTGCGCACCAGGGTGACACGGAAATCCCCTTACAATCGAACGTATATTTTCTCGGGGCTAATAGTCTGCGGGGAATGCGGACGCAGAATGACAGGGCATCCGTCTCCACGGCCAAGCGGGGCGTGTTCTTACTCTTACTATTGTCAAGGGTCTGCCCAGAGAAAAGGCTGCAACAACGGTAATTTTACTGTCGAATGGAAAATCGAAGATTATCTTCTGTCGACAATAGACGAACAGATACAGATCAAATTGCAAGCCAAGCCGCGGCAAGAACCCAAAGCAAACCAAGATGTGCAATTAAAGGCTTTACAAAAAAAACTATCCAAGTTGTCAGAGTTATATATAGACGACATGATTTCAAAGGCGGACTACTCAAAAAAGTATGCAGAACTGACATCACAAATGGATGAGCTTACACAGGTAAAATCACAAAGCCGCGCACCAGAAGAAATTGCAACCTTATTTTCCGCAGGATGGCAAGAAATATACAAACAACTTAACAAAGAAAATAAACAAGCATTTTGGAAGCTCAAAATAAAAGAAATCCGGCTATACAAAGACCGCCGGATTGAATTTGACTTTCTGTAAGTACTTAGTTTATATAACCCTTTAGGTTACAGTAAACTAAGTACACAAGAATATCCCCCGCCAAAACAGGCGGGGGATACTTTATCCTCGCATCTTTCGCATCACGTTATCATACATTCGCGCGTTGGTTACTTTCAGCGCATCCATCAACTCGTCCACTATGGCCCACGCCTGTTCCGGCGCGCGGGATGATACTGCTTGCATAAAGTCACTGTCACCGTCTACCACATCAGGAGCCGGTGCGCTGGAATACATAGCAACCGGTGCAGGGTTTCTCTGCCCTTCGTGCTGGTTTTGTATAATGTACAGCGCGGCCAACTTCTCGTAGTTCGGCCAGCTTGACTGTTCCGTTTCCAGTCTGGCTATCCAGGCTTTAAGTTCCTTTTCGTCGATCAAGGGGAACTACCCCCTCTCAGCCCTCCACGGCATCCATACACCGCTGAATGGCGTTGCGGATGGTATCATCATCCGCATTGTCCAGCATCTCTTGCAGCTGGCGCTTCATGTCATCCTTTGCGCCGTCGCGGCTATAATGGCCGCGCACATAATGGGTGCCACGCCGTGCGTAGGAGCTGCCGCCGCCGTAGCTGTCGCGGGAATACCTGCGCTGGGAATAGTCGCCGTCGCGGGAGTAACGCCGCTGGGAATAGTCGCCGTCACGGCTGTACCCTTCATCTTCCATCAGATCGATCTTGTCGATGTTCTTGATGGTGCTTACCAGCTTATGCGCGATGTCCAGATCCCCAGCGCCCAGCTCTCCTTTGTGGGCGATCTCGTCAAGCTCCTTGCAAAGCATATCGCGCAAATCGTACATTGCTTTCATACTCATAGTTTACTCCTTTCAGCTTACGCGGTCAACGGTCAAGTTGGAGTTTGCAAAATTGATTGCCTGTGTGCTGGTGTTCTCCATAGCCACAGTCAGGCAGCAGCCCTTCGGCACCTCCACAATGGCGCTGACATAAATGTTGAAATAGTTTCCCACGGCGGCGGGGGTAACGATTGCCACGGCGCTGGTCAGCGGTTCACCGTTGATAGCCAGCGCGGCGGTAATAGCTTCCACCGTGCCACCGGTAGGGATAGCGATGTTGCCGCCAAAAGCCACGCGAAAACGTGCCTTGCACTGGTTTGTCAACCCGCGCAAAGTTACGATGCCTGCTCCGGCTCGATGCACGATGCACGGCTTGTTGTTGACCGCAGTTTCCGTCAGGGGAACGTTCTGCCCAGCAGCAACGGTCTGAATTGCCGCAGAAGTAAATTCTGCCATTAAAATCATTCCTTTCTCAGTTAAAATAAGCGGCGGAGCTATTGCCCCGCCGCGTTGGTGTCAGTATCAGCACGGGGCTGAACAGTTCGGAAATCCCGAACAGCTGGTGCTATGCAGTTGTCAGCAGCCGCAGCCGGTTCCGCACCCGCCATAGCCGCTGCCCGCCCAAGGATTACAAGTGATGTAAGCTGGGGTGGGGCAAGGGCGCAGCTGGGAGATCAGGTAGTTGTTCTGCGCAGCCTGAGATGCGGCAAGGCGCAGCTCCTGATTGGCACTTTCCAGATCGCGCATCTTGTTCTGCGTCAGGAAGTCAAGGATAGCGCGGCTATTCTGGTTCTGGTTGTCGATGATGTCACGTGCAGCGGTGTTGACTGTGTTGCGGGTATCGCAAGCCTGCGTCGCCATGTCGTACCGCACCTGGGCGATAGCCGCCCGGTTTTCGCAACAGCAATTTGCGGCCTGCATCTGCATGGCGTTGAGCTGCTGCATCAGCGCCGCCTGCTGGTTGCTGCGGGAAAGCTCGGCCTGTGCAAAGCCGTTTGCCATCGCCATGTTGGTGCCGTTGACAAGCTGCGCCTGCTGGTAAAATCCGTCGCAAAGTCCCTGATTTACGCTGTCGATCTTGCGCTCGATGTTGGCAAAATCAGAGGTCAGAACATAACCGTCCATCACGCCGTTGCCGCCGCCACCGAAGCCAAAGCCGTTACCCCAGCCGCCGAACGCAGCGAAAATGAGGAACAGCACGATCCACCACGCGCCATCGCCGCCCCAGCCGAAGCCGTTACCGTTGCCGGTGTTGGCAGGAGCCACAGGCATAGTCATCATGGGGGTGCCATCGGAAAGAGACATAGTATCACTCCTTTTGAAAATTTTTTATATCAAACCGTGGCCACGATTTTGATTTACTTGAAAAGCCCCTGAAATTGGTTTGCCATTGACTGTATCTTGTTCAGTTGGTCTTGTGAGATCCTGCCGCTTTGCAGCATTTTCTCTACTTCCGCTTTTGGGTCTCCTTTAAAACTTGCCTTGAACTGCTTGAACTGCTGTAACAGCTGGGGAAAGTTGTTCATCGGTGTCTGTCCGCCACCTAACGCATTAAAAAACGGGTTGTTACTCATTGTCATCTTCCTCCTCCACCTTGCGCTTCTTCTTGCCCTTTATTTCGCCCACAAGCGCCGCCAGCGCGTCAAACTCCTCACGAGTGACAAACTTATCATCCAATTTTTTAGTATCATGAGGTTTGTTTTCAGCTTCTTCCGTGTAATTAAACGTCCTCATTGGAATAGGCGTACCGCTTGCGTCGCGCTCCTTGATGTGGAAAACCATCGAGTTTGTTTCAAAGATAATTACTCGAGAATTTGGGGCGACCATAAACCCGTTTGCTTCTTCTTTGCCCCCGCTAATCCATACAACGCTTGTTTGCATTTGCTGCGGTTGAGCCGTTTGCGCAGGCATTTGTGGCTGCATCATCTGCTGCTGTCGAAGCTGGGCGAGGCTGTCCTGCATCGGCTGCGGGTAATAAGGATTAAAATACGGATTAAACGCCATGACTTACTCCTCACTTTCTTTCTGCCAGTAATACAAAACGATTTCGTTTTCGCTGTTCCAGCTGTCATAGATCACGCCGTCTTGCACACACACGACGTGCCCGGATAGCGCAAGGATAAACGTCCCCTCCGGGTGTTCATCGGCGAACATACCGACTGTGTAGCAATCCGGGCAAGTATCCGGCACCATGTACCGCCGGTAGCCTATATGCCGCAAATACGCGCCCCACACCGCGTTTGCGGATGGCATATCACCTTCCAGATACCCCTCCACTGCCATAGCAAGGTACGTTTCGCCCCACTCTTTCCCAGTGGCTTTTGAAATAGCCCGAACGGTGCAGTCTCCCACATTTTTCCCGTGTGGGTTTTCGTTGAAGTAGCTATACATGCGCCGCCACTATTTCTATTACCTGCACATAGGCTTTTAGCCCCGGAAGATCGTCTTGATACGCCCAAATTATGTCCTCCGCCATCTGCTGTGTAAATCCCAACGACACCAACTTTTCGACCATGCAAGCACCTCCGTTTCTTGCAATAAGCGTAACAAAAAACTGCCCCCGCAAAGGGGCAGTTAAAGGTCAGAAAAAGGCCGTTAATTTGCGAATTATTTACTTGTACAATACCGCAGAACCGATGTATAATAAAATCAGCCACCCCGGAATACTCCCGGCTGGCATCTTTCCCTTTTTTTACGCCCGGTTCCCCCCTACCGGGCACAAACAAAGAAGCCGCACCTTTTTAGGTGCGGCTTCTTTCTTCGTCTGCAAATTTCTGATACGCTCTCCTGCGGCACCGCTTCACCGTTTCCGGTGACACGTTCAGCAGTAACGCCGTTTCACAATAGCTCTTCCGCTTCACGTCACATTCAATAACGCACACCGCTTCGTCAGGCGGTAGCTGGGCGCTCATAACATACGCAATAGCCCGCTTTGGTGCCATGCTCTGCAATCTGCGCCGTATCTGCTTGTGGTAGCTGTCCATAACACGGTTTTAGCCGTGAGCTTGCGGGACTTTACGCCGGGGAAAGAGGCGGCTTGTCGTAGCTCTTTCCCGCCCAGCAGATTTGTTTTACTTCACGATCTTCCACGTTCCGCTTTTCCCGTCTGCGCTCCGCGTCACCTTCACGGTGTACGTTTCGGTCACGGCCGGCTGTTCCGGTGTCTCCGGCTGTTCCGGCTCCTGCGGCTTCTCCGGCTCCACATATTCCAGCCCGCAGAACTCGCACAGCGCCTTGCAGTCCGCCACGGCGCAATCCTCCATGTGCTCATGGAACCACGCCGCGTCCTCCGGGTTGTCGTGGTACACGTGCTCCTGGTACACGGCGTAGGCATTCGTGTCGTCCAGCTCGTGCAGGTCGCTCCGCGTCGCGGTCCGGCAGCCGTGGGGGTATATGGCCTTGCGGTACTTCACCATCAGCTCCGCCAGCTTCTTCCCGTTGGCGCTGCTGGGGTGGTACATGGACAAAAATCCCTTTACCGTGCCGTACCCGGTGGGGCCGTTGGTGCTGCCGTTGGTGTGGGACACATAGTGCACCTTTGCGCCCCACTTGTTGCTCTCCTTGATGGCGCGGTACATATAGTCCGGGCCATACTCGTCGCTCATGGGCGTCCGGCGTGGGCCGCGCATGATGTCAAAGCCGCAACGCTCCAACATGGGCTGCAAAATGTCCAGAAACTCGTTGTTCTCGAGGGTTTCATAGCACTGCTGGCCATCGGGACGCTTATAGCAGCACTGGTTGGCCTGGTGGTACGCCGGGGACAGATAGATCTTCGGCTTCTCCGCAGGCGCGTCCTCGTCGCTTTCCTGATAATCCGGGTAGCCGAAGGTGTACGAGGACTTCACGCTGGCGTACTCCTTCTCGTACACGCCGCCGCCGTTGATCACCACGCCGCTCTGCGGGCTGGTGTTGCCCTCGATAGTGCGGAAGCCCTTGCCCACGATCTCCGTCACGATGCCCGTGTGATCGTCGCCAAAGAATACCTGTGCCCCCACCTTGGGGGTGCTGCCCAGCTGTCCCGCTGCCTTGAAGTACCGCTTCAGGTAGTACACGCCCGCGCCCAGACTGTCGTCCGGCAGGTTCTGCAGCCGCTTCGCCTCTGCTACGCCGAACGCCTGCACGTTCACCCACGCCACGAACGTGGTGCACCACGGGTATCCCTGCTTTTTCCCGTTATAGAAATGGGGGATGGCGTCAATGTCCCGTGCGTACTTCGTGAAGTTCTTGTCCCCGGCGTTGGCGGTCTTGCTGTCGAGATAGTGTGTCTCCGGCGTGTCGTTGGAAGCCTTCTCAAGATAGCCCAGCTCCTCCCGGGCTATCTTGATGACCTTACTGGCGCCGTTCATGCTGCTTCCCCCAGGTCCTTCTCCTTCTTATAGCTGGCGCTGGAAATGCCCAGCACAGCACCGAGGAAAACGGTGATGCAGGAGATGGTGCTCACGATCTGCTCCGCATACGGCCAGCCCCAGATACCGGCCAAACCGGAGTACAGCGCCGCAATAGCGGGCAGCACGATGATAACGCACCACTTGATGATGTCATACATACGATTGCTCAGTTTCATAATTCTTCCTTTCCGGCTTTACGCCTCTCGCTTGATGGGCAGCTTCCTTACTTCCTCCATGACCCGTTTTGCGCTGCCGTTGCCGCCCATCTTTTCATACGGCTGATACAGATAGTCATTGAGGTTTTCGTACTCGTCCTGCGTGATGTACCCTCTCGTCACGTACACCATGCCCAGATGGATGATGCGGTCATGCGCCAGACCCACCAGCATCTTCCGTTCCACATTGTTTTTTTCCCGCCGCTTCCCTATCAGCGCCCACAGCCCGTTACTTGCCAGCATAGCCAACACGATGGGCAAAAGCACTCCCTGTACCCACGGTTCCATTCGCCGCGTTCTCCTCTCAAATTATTTTTGCACCCTCGACACCCTTCGACCGTTTCTGACACGCCACCTGTGCTATCCTGCTTGCAGAAAGGAGGTGTTCCCATGCCCGAGTATTTCACCCTGTTTAACGCCGTCACCGACGCCATTGCCCAGCTTGAAAAGGCCGTTGCCGCGCTCAAACAGGCACAGCTCGATGCCGAGGAAGCCTACATCCGGCGGGGGGAGTAATTCTCCCCGCCCCTTATTCTGCGTACACGCTCTCGATCAGCGCACACAGCTCCGTGTACTGCTCGTCCGTGATGCGCCCCACGGCGAAAAACACGTCGCACTTCTGCTGTGCCTCCTCACGGGTCTTGTAGAACCGCTTGTTGATAAGCTTCGTCATAATGTTGTACATAGTCGTTCTCCTTTCTTAACCGATGGTCGCCATGTCGCTGTTGTAGATGGCTTCTACCGCTTCTCCAAGTTGCTGCGTCAACGTTTCTGCTTCCGAGATAAGCCCCGCAACAAGCTCTGCGCCGTTAACGTGCTCCACGCTGCCATTAATGACCCGCATGGTCTCTTCGCCGCCTGTGGCATCCACTGCGTAGCCCTCGCGTTCGCTTTCTTTGCACAGAATATAGCTGCCGTTTTCTGCGATTTTTACCGGGTTTGCCGCTTCACTGTAAAATGTCTCGCCGCCTGCATTTACCTTGTACACTCTTTCACCTCGCTTTCCAGCATCGCTAAAGCTTTTTCGTATTTATCTGCCTCCACATGCTGCCCTATGATTGCCGCCTGCTCCAGGCATATAGCCAGCAGCTCTGCGCATACATCGGTCAGCTTTTCAATGGTCTCCTGCAAGGGCATAGCTCCAGCCCTCCTTATCCGGGTAAAACCCAAATATGCTCTTAAAATATTCCGCCGACTTTCGCACGGCCTTGTGGCTATTCCCTCGGTTCATGTGCCCGCAATAGGATGCCCAAACCGGCTGTACATCCGCAAGCGAGATTTTTCCGGCGTGTACCATTTTTCGGAGCTTTGGCAATTTCTTACGCAGACGCGCTGTGGCCTCGCGGCCCATCCGCATTTTTACGCCACCATCCGGCTTTGTGTGGTACCGACACTTGAGAAAAACAGACTTTCCTGCGGGCGATATGCCCGTTTTCTTTTCGTTCACCACAATACCGATTTCTGTTGCCTTGCGGCGTATTTCTGTTAAGCACGTTTCCAGATACGCCCGGCTTTCGTGCATAGCGTACCCGTCATCGTTATATCGTCCGTACCCTTTCAGCCGCAGTTTGTCCTTGCACAGGTGGTCGATGGGGGAAGCCAGCATCAGGGCGCACACCTGCGACACCTGGCTCCCCAGCCCCAGCCCATAGTCTCCGAAATCGCGGATAAAACGGTCCACCTCCGCCGCTGTGCGCGGATCGTGAAACAACCGCCTGTTCGCTTCAAACAGTGGCTTGTGCGGCGCGGTATCGAAGAACTTGCGAAAATCGTACCGCAGCACATAGCCGCCTCTCCTTGCTTGCCGGGAGACATGCTTCTTGTACCGCCGCAGGGCGCGATCCATCCCTCTCCCCTTTAAGCTGGCGGAGTTGTCGTAGATAAACGTCGCTTGATACACCGGCACCAGCGCATAGTCGCACAGGCACTTCTGCACCACCCGCTCCGTGATATGCACGGCTCGAATGTGCCGCGCCTTTCCGCGTTCATATACCGTAAACTCATGAAACCCTTTATGCCGAAACGTCCCGTCCATAAGTTCTGTGTGGATGTCTGCCACCCGCACCAGCATGTTATTCATAAGGCTCTGTGTACTGGACTTCCACTTTACGCCCCTGCAGCACTTCTTTGCGGATTTCCACAAGTGCATAAAGCTGAAAACGTCCTCAAAATTCCCGCAGGCCCTGCTGCGGTCCATCGCTTTGCGCTCCCGTGCGGCTTTGCGCCGCAGGTAGCGGCCCTCTCGTCTCTCTTTGTTGGTCAATATGCGCCTCCGTGCAGTCTTATTGTCGGGTGCGGGTTCTAACTGCGTAGCCGCCGCCATGAAACCGGGTTTCCGCACATTCACCGGCCATGCAAGCGCCCGCCACTCGGTGGCGGACGGGCCTTTTCGGCCAGCGTCCGGCGGCGTATCATCGGACGCGAGTTCAATGGGCAAAGCGCTCCTTCGCTCAAAGCATCGTTTTCAGCTATACCGCCTACTAAGTCCTGCCTGTGCCGAGCGAATCCGGGGACAACCCCATACGAGTTGCTGGCGTTGTTGTTGTTGACGCTGCCGCTGGAGTTGACAATCAAGAAGTTCGTCGAGTTGCCGGTGTTCGCGTCACGCAGCCACCAAACCACCGCCGAGCCGCCAGACCGTTCCGCCAGCGCAGATATACAGCGCTTTCCCTATATAACGGCTTATGTTAAGCCCTTATACCGTTCTCTGTCGCTTTTCCGCACCTTGCCGATCAGTTTCGCCTCCGCGCTGATCAGCTCTCCGTGCTTCTGCATGGCGTGCGGTACCCACTTATACCTCTCCTCTCCGCTCAACAGTTCCTCGTACAGATCCTCCAGATCGTCGGCAAGGTTCTGCAGCACCACATTCGCCCTCCCAAGATAGTCGGCGCGTATCTGCGCCTCATGCTGGTTGTGCACATAGGTGTTGTTGGCCGCCTTTACGGAGTGCAGTACCTCTCGTGCCTCCTCATAAATAGGCCCCAGCAGGAAAAATTGCAGACGCTTCGGGCATTTCTTGACGACCGTAAGCGTATGCTGCTTCAGTTCCCGCGCCGTCTGGATGAATTGCATAGAGGATTCGCCCTGCTTGCTTTTTGGTACGGACATACGTTTCCTTTCCGCCATCCGCCCCATCTAAGGGGCGGATGGGCATTGATAATAGATTAAAATGCGAAGCCGGGGACAACCCCATACGAGCCTCTGGCGTTGCCGCCGTTGACGCTGCCGCTGGAGAAGACAATCAAGAAGAGCGCCGAGGAGCCGGCGCCCGCGTCACGCAGCCACCAAACCACCGCCGAGCCGGAGGCGTTGTTCTTTACCTTGCTGTTTCCTGCGGCGTACCAGTTGTAGCCGCTGGAGCCGATGTCGTTCTGGCTGTGCAGCGAGAGTATGTCCTCCGTGGGAGTTGTCCCCTTGTTGTTCGTCAGGCTGCGCGTCATCAACACATCGCGCCATGCCTCCGGTATGCTTGCCAGCAGTTCCGGCATCGTGGTGCTCCGCATCCGCGACGCCTCCCAGCCGCCGACGTTCGTGTTGCCTGTGTTCATCTGTGCGCTGGTCACGATAGTCACGGTGTCAAACGTCATGCCGCATTTTCCGGTGGCGGTTTCCTCGCCGTAAGCGCTGGTGTCTGCCAGATCGTCCGTGTTGAAGCTGATCAGCCGCGCCTGTACCGTTGTGCCGTTGATAGAGAAGTCCATGACATCTCCCACGGTCAGCTTCCGGCTGTCCGCCCCGAAGTCCAGATACACCGTAGATGTCGTGCGCAGGATCTCCGCATTGTCAGAGATGGCTTCGCCGTACAGATGCATCAGTTCCGGTGTCGCACCGTCCAGGCCATCCGTATACGTCACGCCGCTGGTAGGGCTTATATTCGCCACAGGCCGCAGCGGCAGCATGAGCGTAGGCGGCAGTGCTACTTGCTTCGTTAAGCTCGACTTGCCATCCTTTTCGGCTGTAATATTCCACACCCCCGACTTGCCCAGCGTCAGTTCCACCTTCCCTGTAGCATCTGCTGCGGCGGTCACGGTACTGCTTCCGTTTACCGCAGTTACCGTCGCACCGCTAACTGTATACACTAACGTTTTAGCACCCCCCCCCGCAATTATTGCTCTACCGATAATTGTGCTCATACGCTCCTCCTTACTCCGCTTCCTCCGCCGCTTCCTCCGCCGGAGTATTCAGCTTTTCCAGATACGCCGCCAGATATGCCTCCGGACTGGCCTGTTCGCCCACGATGCTCTTGGCTGTCCGCAGGGTGTTGATCTCCGTGATGTACCCATCGTCCCCCACGCAGAGTACCGTATCGTTCTCGTACTTGAAATTCTTGATAGCCTTGGCTACCCGCTCGTCCTTGCAGATCTCTCCTGCCTTTACGATATAGCCTGTGTACATGGTTTTGTCCTCCTTTTAATCAAGCTGTATATGGGGTTCCATCAAGGGAAATCCACTTCTGCTCAGTTGTGTTGTAAAGGTACGCATCTACCTCGTCGGCATAGCCCGTTTCTTTCCCTAAAAACGTATCTTTAATTTTGAATGATATTTTGGCATCCTTAGAATTTATAATTCTGAAAGATTTACTACCTTCCTGTAAAAGAAGTTTGCCGTTTTCAAGGGGATACTGATAGGGAGCTTTCCATCCTTTTCTTGAAGTATCTACATTTGATACCTCGATTGCATACATATTATTCTGTGTTGCTCCAGCTATGAAATTTATTCTTACATTTTGATGTGTATAATTGAATACTACATCCAACGTTCCAGAGGTCTCCCCTATCGTAACTTTAATTAAAACAGGATAATACATTGCTGAGCTACTGATAGGGCCGAAACCGAATAAGTATCTCTCATTCTCAACCTCTATTGAATTGGCATGTCTATACTCAAAGTTTTTATAGTCACTGTCACTTGCAGAAAAAGATGAGGTAAACGGAAATGACTCATACGTATAGTCTTCTAAATCAAACCTAATACCCGAAGGGGAGTAGGCGGGGTTCAATACAAGATAAGCGTATTTGCCATTTACAAACATTTGAACTGAAGAATCACCAGAAGAAATATTAGGGGATATAGAAGACGTAAACACTTTAGTGCTTGTTTCATACGTTTCTATATTGAATGTATACACAGTAGCTGAATTGCCCGAACTTGATGCACTTCCAAATACATAAATTGTATTGTTGTAAAAAGCAGTTGACCCTCGTGATGTTGCACCAGAACCAGAATATGAACCAGGAAATGGATGAGTAGTCCACATATCAGTTTCTGTATCATAAATTCTAACAGTACTTGTATTGGCACTTTGCTGTGGGGTTCCACCAAGGAAATACATTTTATTTCCGACTGCACACCACGCCGGAAATTTCCAAATTGTTGGCATTTGTACAGAATTCAAACTGGTAATCTTTGTTTCCAAATCTGTTACATTGAATATACTAAAGTTTTCGTTTATGGCCGTGTACATTTTTCCATTACAAATTCTACCAGAAGGAACATTGAAAATCACATGACCTGCCAACGGGGATAAATCATCTTGAGAAAAGTATTCAACAAACTCCCCGACCTGTACTGCTACATCGTCAGTACTTTCTACCGTGTCGGGCTTCCCTTGCATCCGTACCCACAACTTACTTGTATCAGTCGGCGGAGTGAGACCATAGGCTATGTTCAGTTCTCCTCCGCCGCCAGCGGATAGTATGCCCTTGCCCACAATGGCGCTCATCACGACACCTCCTTCACGTCGTACACCGTCACCTGAACGCTCAGGTCAGCGGTGGGCTTTTCGCCCACAGCGTAGGCGGTGAATGTCCCGTTGTTGTTGGCGATGTAGATAGCGTTGGTGCCGTCGTCCAGCATCTGCTGTATCGCCGTTGCGTCTGCCTGAATGTCCGCCTGACTGGTGGCCGTTCCGCCTGTGATGGTCACGCCCTGGGTGTAGGGGCTTGCGCTCCCTGTCCAGCTTGCCGCCGCCAGCGTCAGCGATAGCTTCTTGTCCGTTGCCTTGCCCGCCACGGCGTTGATGGCCTGGGAGGGCGTTGCCGTTGCCGGGTCAAGCCCAAGCGTTTCCGCCACCTCGTCCGTCAGCAGCGTGGACTTGTTCAGCGGTGTGCCCTCCGTGGTGGGGTTGTCCTGCCGGGTCATGTCGTACACGTTGTCCTGCCCGGAAACAGGCGTGAGCTTGACGCGGCCAGGATAAAGGGAAATTCTGTCCTGCATATCTGCTCCTTTCCAAAAAAGATGGAGCCGACTACGTTCCCATAGTCGGCTCCTATTGCCCTTTCCCGTGCCCCGATTGGCCGGGAGTAACGTTTATTATTTGATTTCGTTGGAGTACAAGTCTCCCGAGTAAAACCATGACTTGGCTATGTTCTGCACAAGCTTGTCTACCAGTACAAGGATGCTTTCAATGTCGTTGGCCTTTCGATAGTCCAGCGGCATTGTCGGTACCTTTGGGGTATCAAATGGCACGGGCAGCGCACTGCGTATTTCTGCGATGTCCGCGAGGTACTGGTCAATGTCCGCCTGCGTGGGGATGTCCGTTTCCGTCCACCCTTGCTTTGCCGTAACCGTCACGCTGTACCCGCTGGCCGCTAACTCCTCCGCCACATACAGCACAGCTCCCGCAACGCGGTTCAGGTCAGTGTAGTTGTACGATCCCTTGTTGTCACTCAGGAGAAGCACGTCCGCCGGGGTGCCGCGCCCAGCTTCTATTTCACTGAGCGCGGCAATGACCGCATCCACGTCCGCCTGTGTTCGGTTTGTGATAAGGCCCAGATCGTCAAGCGCCATCGGTTACACCTCCCCGGAAAACAGGTCGTTGCTGTAATAGAAGTACGGGCTGATGATCCACGCGCCTGTGACTTCCGCGTTGTACACCACCGTGTTGGACAGTTTTATCTCCATCTTGTGAAGATTGCCTGTGGTCAGCAGTCCCCACGGCGTGTAAATGCTCACGCAGTCGCCCAGCTTCTCGCCACCGTATACCACGGTCGCCGTGTTCGTGTCACGCAGCGAATAATACTTGTACAGCCGGTCCGCCACCGCCTGTCCAATTTCATCAGATACAAGAGTTGCCGCCGTGACTTCCTTTACGTTCTCCCGGTCGGATGCGGTCACGTTGGGGTTGATGGCACTGTACACAGTCCGGGTGTCTTTGTACTTAACCCCATTGATGGTCACGTTGCCGTTGCTGGCTTCTACATAGCTATGCGCCGTCACGTTTACTTTTGTGACCACCGCGCCGGTTGCAACGGAAGATCCGACGAACGTCCGCCCGCGTGGGATAAGAATAGGCTTTGTGGGCTGGTTGAACACCCGAAGCTTGTTCCCGCCGTCTGTTGCCAGACAGACGCCCCATGCAAATATGACCTGCTGGATAGCGCTTCGGTTGGTGCCCTTAACAAGTACGCCTGCCAGTGTTGTGTCTTCCACATCGCTCGCATACTCAACCTCAAAGGGCTTTGCAAGCGTTTCTAAGAGCGTTTTTGCACTCACCCCATCAAGGTATGCGCCTCCGCTGAACGGCGTGTATTCAAGCACTCCAAGCGCGTCCTGGCACTCTATCACATACACGTTTGCGGACGTGCGTGACGAGTTGTTAATGTAGTATGTCCCCAGATGCCGGTTGTCGTTCCACACCTCCACCGGCTGTTTCAGCTGGAACAGGTAGTCCACGTCTTTCAGGCTGTCCAGCGTCCAGTTTAGCGTGGACACTGGCAGCTCTACGGCGGCTTCGTTCGCCTGGTTTACGATTGATGCGTTGCGTATTTCGTTCATCCCGAATTTACGCACCACGCCCAGCACGATTTCATTAACACGCGCCCGCCGATGGGGGACTACTGTTTTTTTCAGCGTGACTTCCACCTTGTCAAAGCTCTCTACCCGGCAATCGCAGAAGTACACCGCGTTGTCAGGCTGGAACGACTGCGCCCGCCGTAGCACCGCGCCCTGATACCACGAAATTTCTACCTCGCTGCAATACTCTCCTGTGTCCTCGTCAAAGGTGAGCTGGATGCCCATGCTGGAATACTGCTGTGTAAACGTCATGGTGATTTTGGGCGGGGTGGTAAACTCTCCGCTGTCCCCGGAAACCTCCGTAGACCAAAAGCCTACCTTGTCCTCCGCGTACATGTTATCAAATGTGCCGTCCAACACCCAGCGGCTCCGTTCCAGCGTAATAAGCTTACCCGGAGCCGCGCCGTGCGGAATTTGGGTGAGGTCTCCTGTGCCGCCGGTGGCGGTCACAGTCGCTTCATCCGCTGCGCCGGGGGCTATGTCCTTGTACAGAATAGTCGTTTTCGACATAGGCCACCTCTCAGGGGCGGAGCTGCGCGTCCATCGGGACAAAGTTCACCTCGATCTCGCCCCAATAGTTTACGCCTCCCTCGCCCTTCTCCAAGTCCTGCGACGCGCTGGTGTAATACGCTTCATACGCGATAGTGGTCTGACCGTCTGCCGCTTCCAGCATAACGGAGTCATCCACGCTGTGTTTGTATAGGTAGTCCCAAAAATCGTCCAGTCCCTTGTAGTTGTCACCGCGCCGGAACACCGTCAGTTTGTGGCCAAGGTATGTACCGATGATGTCACGCACCATGCGTCCCGTCATTACGCGCCCTGCGTTCTCGCCGTCCAGCACGTTAAAGTTTCGGTTGTACTTTGAAATGGCCACGTCAGCGTCAAAGGAAATGCCGTTCAGTTTGATGTAGTTCATCCCTGCACCTCCGACAAATTTACGCCGATGCGCGTACCCTCCGCCTTGTTCAGCCGGTACACGACCTTGCCCAGCACGTCCTTGTCCAGCACCAACACGGCCTCGTTGTTTCCTCCATACCCGCTTTCCGCAAGCGCTTGCTTGAACGCCTGCACCATCGTAGCAAGGGGCGTTTCAATGTTCGTCCCGGATTTCTGATCGCCAAGCACTGCCATAAACTCCCGGTTCGGAGGAATGACTGCGCCCTGTGCCAAACGGGGGATTTTAAGCTCGTTTACATGGGAAATATTGATGCCGAAAGATTTACCGCCGATACCAGGAACCCAATCCGGTATCTCAAAGTGTATCTTGTTCAGCTGGTCAATAAGCCAGTTGATACCCTTGATGATGAGGTTTACAGCCGCCTCAAAAACGCCTACGATGGTATTCCAGATACCCCGGAAAATCTCTTTGATACCTTCCCACGCCTTTTTCCAGTCCAGCGTAAACACGCCGGTCAGGAATTCAATAAGGCCGCTGAAAATCTGTTTCATGCCCTCGACTACGTCATTGACGTAAGTTTTCGCCAGCTCTATCAGCTCATGGAACCTACCGTTTGTGCTTTCGTCAAGCCAGTCAAGCAAACTTGTCAGCCCCAGTTTGAACCAGTCAAAAATGCCCAGCACAAATGTCTTTACACCGGTAAGCATTGGCGTAGATTGCAATACCGGTCGGCAGAAGATAGTTGACGTTGTTTGCGATGTTAGGCCGGTCAATGACAAACTGCCGCTTGTCGCTACCCGTGTGCACCACAGGCGGGATATTTTCAAATCCCTTGACATTAACAAGCTGTTCGTCCGCCAGCTGCTCATTGTCATACCGATAGATGCGGTTCTCAATGACATAGTTTCCGTTGGCCTCACGCCGGTGTATCTGCAAGTACAGATAATCTTTACCTCCACGCGCGACTTCGGAAGAAAACGCGCACTCGCTTATATATCCATTCTGCCAGGACAGCGGGTAAATGTTCTCGATGGTCACATAGTCCAGAACGATACCGGATGCGTTGCCTGGTACAATATCCCCGCTTTCGCTGATCTCCTGCCCAATGACGCGGGGAACATAGGCCACAGTGCCCAGTGCAGATTTCATCTCCTGCATCTCGTTAGCCTTGACGGTGAAGTTGTTTTCCGTCAGCACCATGTCAATAAAGTCCTGCTCTTTCTGTCCCTCAAGCGTGATTTGGACTTTCTCGTTCATCAAGAGATTGGCCCAATCCTCGCACAGCTTTTTCCCCATGCCAAGGGAGTAGCGCCTACACTTCACCTGTCGCTCACCATTCTGCACAGTGTAGTTGTGGAAGCCTTTAACGTCGCCCTGATACCAGCTTTTCCACTCGTACACTTTGCTGTAGAAGCTGTCCGGGATGGTGGTATAGCCCAGTTCATTCAGTTTGATGATAACCGCGTTACTCATGCAATAACTCCCATCCGACGGGAAATGCGCTCAATGGCGTACCGGGTAGCATCTATCAAGTGGTTATTCTCATCCGGGTAGCCGCTGATAATATCTCCGTCTTTGTTTCGGTCGTATTCGTAATTCACGAACTCGTTGTATGCGTTTGGTGTGCGTTTCCGGTCAATGACGATCTTTCGCCGCTGCAACCACTTCATACCGTAGTCAACAGAGCCGGAGCCTTTGACCGCTGCTTTTGCCGGAAGGCCCATAGCGCGGTAGTCTGCTACGCTTTTTGGCTCTGCGCTGTCGCAGGTGATATATGCGTCTTTATATCCACGCTGAATGATGATGTTGCCGCTTGCCTCGTTCGTGAGCTTGTTTTGGTATATCTCGTCCATCAGGTAAATAGTTTCCCTCGCACGGTCGTAGTGCAAACGGATAAAAGCAAAGGGGTCAGGGAACCAGCCGTAGTCCACGCCTTGGTAGATGTGGTCGAAATGCGACATTTCCTCGTCGGTTATCTCCCGCAGCTCCAGGTTGTCAAACACGTTGCCGCCCGTACCCACAGGAATGCCTAAATACTCATGCTGGTACGCTCTCTCGTCTGTGGCCTTGAGGTGTTCCGCCTCTGCCAGAAACTGCTCACCAAGCCACTCTGGCGGGGCTTGCAAGTACGTTGACTTGTGGCACAGCCTGTCTGTGCGTTCTTCCAGGCTGTCCTTGTTCGCCCAGTTATCGCGGCTTATCGGCGGGTTGTAGCTTTCAAAGTTCCAATACTTCGAACCGCCGCGCATTGTAGACTGTAAAATCGTTCGTATCTCAGCACGACCGGCAAACTGGTCTTTCTCTTCAAAATGCGTCACGGCAATGTAGCCAAACGGCACCTTGATAGACTTGATCTTCATGGGGTCATCAGCGCCCCGGAACATGATCTTCTGCCCGGTAGGCTTGTAGATCAGCTCCATCGGGGACACCTTTGCTTCCCAATACGCCGCCATGCCCAGTTCACCGATTGCCCAGATATACTGCGCGTACACGCTGTCACGGATGGTATTTGCCACCTTACGCAGCACCAGCGCGTGTGTACCTGGGTTGTTTATCAGCAGCAAAGGGACGAGCACAGACACCGTGGAGGACTTCAGTGAGCCACGCCCCCCGCTGAAATCGTAGTGCGTGTGACCGTGGTGAAACACGTCATGCGCCACGTCGTAGAACGCAGAGCCGATTTTTTCAGACAGCCGGATGTCAGACATCAATTATCACCTTGACTGCGTCCGTGCTTACTTTTGTCTCGTTGACTTCGCGCCATCCGAAATTGCAGCTCAAACTAAACTTCGCGCCGTTCGCACCGTCACGGTCATACAGCCGCGCCTCTGCGTATTCCTCGCACATAGACTTCGCGCGCGTGACCGTGTCCGTAAACTCAGGCCTCGCCTGATAATCGATCAGCGCTTGTCTGCCCGTAAACCCCAACGCCAACGCAAGCCCCGTTATAGTCGGAGGCTTCTGCCCGATCATAACAACATTGCCGCATTTATCCAACAGCGGCTGTCCATCGACGCCAATAAAAGGTTCTCCCTTGCAACTTTCAAAGTAAGCGTCAATGGCTTTCTGCATTTGCTTGACGCTTTGGTATTTTCTCGGGCATCCTACCTTTGCCATTTTGCTCACTTCCTTCCTTGTCTGACGCACCGGCCTCCCACCACTGGCCTTTGTCATTGGCACGTCTGTACCCGACTTTCGCCTCACCTAATATGTTCCCGCCGTGAGCTATGTGCCCCGCAAGCATACATAGCATCCACCACGGCGAAATCCTTTGCAGTAAGCAGACTATTTGGGACGCATCCCATACAGCGGTCTGCCAGCGCATTGTTTGGGCGGCATTGCAGTCCTGCCCTGCTTTAGCGCTTCAGGGAAAGTCCCCGTCACTCGCTGTGGTCTCCCCTTACGGGGCACCTATGCCGCATATTGTTCCCTCCGGGCGGAGCCGAAGCCCCGCCCATCAGGAAAGAAGGGGGAAAAGAAAAAGAATGGAGATGCAGAGTTTGCCCCTGCATCTCCCATGATAAAGTGCGTTTTTTCAATTTTTCCACTTTTAAGTGGAATTTTCAAAAATTATTTTTCGGCAATATCTACCACGCAGGGATAGTCCGTCCTGCCCATCAGATAGTCTACCGACACGCCGAATTCATCCGCTATGCTCTTCAGCGCGTCCATCGTCGGCTTCGCCATCCCCAGCTCATACCGGCGTATGGCGTCCGAGTTCAGCCCGCAGCGCTCCGACAGCACATACCGCTTCAGTCTCTTTCTCTCCCGCAGCTTTCTCAGCCGTTCCGGGAATTCGCTCATGTCAGCACCTCCTCCCCAATGCGGTCATGATCTTCTTGTCCACCTCCGTCAGTGTAAAAAGCGCGTCTTTTAATTCGCACACCATTGGGGGAGGGCCAGGCACAATATCCTCTGGGAAGAACGTCTCCCGCACCCCGCCGCACTCCGCCACGATGTACCGCCCCTTCGGATGCACATACACCACTGTACCCTTACGAACAGGGAACCGCTTTTCATCGTTGGCACCGGAGCCGGGGTACTCGCTCGGCAGCGTCATAAATTGCGCCCGGATGGTGTCACCGATCTGCATCGCCGCCTCCGCCTCCATAGAATACGTCTATCTCCAGTTCGTTCCCTCTATACCCCGGTCCGCCATCACCAGGGGGCCATGTCGGTATATTATAGCTTCCGCCTCCCGCCGCTTGCCACTTCGGCGGCTTATATGACGTACCGCACTTGACGCATTGTATCCAGCTTTCCCCCGGTGCCTGGGCGTCCGGGTACCGTACCGGGCTTTTGCTTTCCGGCGTACCGCACACCGGACAGCATATTTCATATTCCTTTTCGCATTTCAGTATGATCTCCGCCATCACTCCGTACCTCCTCAATAATCCGTTACCACGACCGGCAGCCGCCTGAATGGGTCAAACACCACCTTGTCAACCTCGAATGGCTTTACATCGTCGTATAGTTGGCCGAACCTCTTAATAGCCTGTTTCTTTGTCCAGCAGAAGCAGTATGCTACATCGTCTGTAAATTCGTGGTCCTCCATTTGTGCAGCGCGGGTGAATATCCAGCAGAACATTACTCCGCACCCTCCTTTCTCTCTCCGTAGGAGCAGAAGTCATCGTCCTTCGGCACCGCAAAAAAGCTGTCCGGGTTCAAGCACTTTTTTGTTCTGACATTGTATTTGCAGTCCTTACACCGCACTACCGGGACAACATCAGCGGCGGGAAGTTTCAACATATCCATCTGGATAATCGATAGCATCCTATTTTGAGCCACGCTGTTCTCCGGTCTACGCATCCGCAAAACAGATTTTACTGCCGCTGCTCGATCAATGTATTCAGCCATTGGCTTATCCTCCCTCGTGGCAATATCCGTTTTCGTCCGTGTCCTTTGCCCAATAGGTGCAGTGCAGGACATTTCCGATCACCACTGATTGATAGCAGTCTTTGCAGTGCGTCACGACCACGGCATCGACGGTGGGTGCATCTTGCAAAGCATCATCAAACGCATCAAACGCATCTGTTGCGCCTCGTTCAATTTGCTCGTTAAACAAACGCTCTAATTCTTCCGCATCAATCAGCCGCATTGTTGTCACCTCCGTCCATCTTCTCGCACCACTTCGGGCGAATGCTTATCATCACGGCCTTGCTCATGCCTTTTCCTCCTTCCACGGCGTATCCATCACTCTACCTCCTGCATCCAGAACTCGCGGCGGCAGTCATAACAAGATAGGCTCTCACAGTAGTTAACGTCCTTCATACCCTGTTCTATATCGCACGGGTATACACAAGGTATGTCAGTGTCAGCGACAACTTGGGCATTAGGATACCGCTCCAGAAAAACGCTCTTTCGCGTCTTTCGCGGGTGTGCAGCAGCCCATTCCTCTACTTCTTTTACAACATCCTCGGCAGGAATCCCCCCGGCCAAAGTAGGCAAGTGCTTCCCAGTAACCTTATACATTCTCCTGTGCTCCTCGATAAACTTCACAGCGTCCATTTACTTCTCCTCCACTTCGTTCCCCCAGCAGTCCCAGCCGTCCGCCTGTTGGCGGGCAAACAACTCGATGCGGGGCAAATGCCCATACATGGTGTCGATTCTTTCTCTGATCTTTGCTGGTTTCTCTGAGTGTTTCCCCAATTTCTCGCTTAAAAACTGCCGCACATTTGTTACTGCCCGCTTTGGGATTCTGCCTTTTTTGAACGCCAAACATAATTCGCATTGGCTCAAGGTATAAAAGCCGTAGTTGGTTCTCTGCTTATCCCACACAAAGGCTACCGTTTTATACTCAAATCCCCATGATTTGCCCAATTCTATGGCAATATCCAAATTGGGGCTGGTCGCCCACATATACAGCAAGCAATCGTCTGCACCGATTTTGTTCACTGGCAACGCCTTCAGTTCATCCAACGTCATGGTGGGGTAATGGTCATTTACGCCGTTCTCATATTTTTTCGCTTCATCGTAATGTTGGAAATTCATTTGCTTTTGCCTATAAGCCCACGGTGGATCAGCGTAGATGACGTTGTACTTCTTGTCCGTGATAAAAATATCCACCACTGCCATCACATTTCCCTCCATTTGCACCCATCACAGGCGCCCTCGTGTGCGTTTTTGTACTTCCCGCAGTATTGGCATAGCTCGTTCTTTATGGTGTGTAATTCTTCTTTAAGTCGCAAAACCTTGTTTGTTTTCGACACAGCCATGTCAAGTAATTCCTTGATGTCTCCCGGCGTCAGCCCTGTGTCCTCATAGGCGGCGAGGCGGCTCCACGCTGCTTCTTCCCACTTGCAATTCATGGCGCAGTTTCCGCCAACTTCGAGGCATTCGGGGCCGAGAAAATGTGTGCAACATACGCCGTTTTCATGCGTGGTTTCCTTGCTGTACGTAGTCAACCGATCCATCGTGCTCCTCCTTCACCGCCACAGCCTTTGCCAGCTGTGCCATGCCCTGCTTCATGTCCTCTATCTGCTTGTCCCGCCGTGCAATGGCGTCCTTCAGGCTGTCGTTGGCTTTCATCAGTGCCTCGATGTGCCGCTGCTGGTTCTCGATCAGGTCAGCGGCATAAACCTTAATGGCGTCCTCGCACCCATCTTCCTGCGCAGCAGGGCAGGTTTTGCAGCAATCCGGGGCTGCGCTAACACAACACCGCAGCGCGGCCACGATCTCATCTCTTGTCATGTCATTCCTCCTCCGAAAAATGCTTTTTCGTTACGGCGATGGGAAACTGCTCGATCTCGCTTGCCCACCGCGCCGTGCCTTTGCCGTGTATGCGCTCAAAGCACAGCGGGAACCCACCTATTCCGTCAAATAAGCTCCCCAGCGTCGCTCCCTCCGGCAGATACCGTGCCATGCGCCGCAGCATCCAGTCCCAGAAGGGCAGGGCGATGGAGTTGCCCAGCGCCTTGTACCGTGGGCTGTCCGCGTCCTTGTGCTTCTTGCCCTTTTCGTCTATCCATTCGCCGATGTCCGTCCAGTGGTCAGGGAAACCTTGCAGCCGTTCGCATTCCATCGGCGTCAGGCGGCGCACGACCATGTGTGTGATGGCAAGGTCTGTGCTGTCCTTAAAATCTCGTGCAGAACAGGTGCTTCCCGTGCTGCTTTCTTTGTACTCACCGATTGCCTGCCTGGAATATGTCAGCGGCACTTGATTGCCGCCTGTTCCCATACGGGCTTGCAACGCCGGGACCTGCTCTCCGCACTCGCGGATGACGTCACAGGCGTGTGTCATGTCCAGCGCCACCGCTGGTGCAACCACAGCGGGCTTATTCCCGCCGCACTCAGCGTTGAGTGTAGGGGACAGCTCCTCCTGATAGCCGATGCTCCGCGCCTGTTCACTGTTGCCCAGCTTAAACCCGGCGCATACCACCGGCTGATTGTTCCCGCTCATGCCCGCCGCTGCGGTCAGTGTGGGCGCTCGGTCGTCTGTCCGCAGTTCCGAGCCTCCCTGCTGTGTGGCCATGCAGAAAATCGTCTGATCGTTCCCCGTGCCCAGCGTTCCGCTTTTCTCCGTCTGCACTAACGCACCTTTTCCTCATCCGTCACAGCCCCCCTGATGCGGACTGCATACGATGTTGGGGCCTCTGTCGGCGCAGGGGCTTCCGTCCGCTCTTGCGGTGAGGCTCCTTGCGACTGCCGGATTAAAACCGCTTTCAGTCGCTCCGGCAGGTCCTTCCCCCGCTGCTCCGCTCTCCGCAGGATGCCCAGACACGCTTTCGCGGTCAAATTGTATTTGGGCAGCGGATTCACCTCCAAAATCTGCGACAACCGAGATTCTTCGGCGACGCTGTGGGGTCCCCAGACGGATAACATTTCCTGTACGGCTGTCTCGGATGGTTTTTCCCCAGTCCTTAGCGTCGTGAGTTCGCCAAGCGATAGACCACCCATCACCGTCGATGGCTCCTGCTTTTGTCCATTTCCACTTTCCCGGCAGTCCAGATAGAGAAAATCCTGGTTCTGAGATACGCGCAATTTCTTCCAACACGGCTGCGAAGTCTTTTCCTTTGTTGCTGCTAAAGGCTCCGACCACGTTTTCCCACACGAGATACCGAGGTCTAACCATGTCACCTGTCCGTCCATTCCTTTTGTCCGCCTCCCTCATTTCTTTTACGATGCGTACCTGCTCCATAAACAGGCCGCTTCGCGCTCCCGCCAAACCGGCGCGTTTCCCGGCGATGGATAGATCCTGTCTAACAAGGTGAACCACCTGTAATACACCAAACGGGTTCAATCTCTGCCCCATTTATTTTCGTAATATCGCCTAAATGTTTCACCTAAATCACCTCCTAATCTCCAAACACCACGCCGCACTCGTCCTTCAGCACGTCCTTGATGTGCTTCCGCTTGATGCGGCCCTCGTTTATCTCCTCCGCCAGTTTCTCCAGGCACTCGTACAGATACGCAATGCTCTGCGTGTCACGGCTGTCCGCTGTCTCCTCCTGGACGTGCCAGCCGCATTTGTCCGTCAGCACCATTGCCACCATGTCCATGTTCTCCCGTGTGCCTTGCAGCTTGCCACGCATAAAGATGCGGTCGTCCCTGCTCAAATGCTGCTTGCCCATGCGTCACCACAACCTTTCCTGCGCCGTATGTTCCGCAAACCTCTGTTCTTGCAGGTGGAAATATGTCGGTTCGATCTCGCACCCCACAAACTCAAAGCCGAGGTTGTAGGCCGCTATCCTGCTGCTTCCACTGCCCAAGTGTGTATCCAGTATGCGCCAGCCTTCTTTGGCGTACTTAATCAACAGCCACTCGTACAATGCCACGGGCTTTTGCGTTGGATGTATTCTTTGCCCCTTTTCTTGCAACGGCGAGTAATAAAAAGTTCTCGCAGATGTATCGAAAGAAGTCCATGCAAATTCGCAAGATGCAAAAGAAATATCTTCCGGCTGCTTTTTGTCCCAAATAACAAATCCCCTACAAGGCGGAAGATCGTAATAATTTCCCCCCCATATTATTTGGTTTTTGCTACATCTTTTTAATTCGCTAAAATACACATCACCCGGAGTCGCATCGTCCCATCTTGTTTCAGTGGCATTGTATTTTTTCAATCGGCCACTATCATGAATGCTAATTCCATACGGCGGGTCTACAATGGCAAGATCAAATGCCTTATCCGGAAGCGTCCGCATATACTCCATGCAGTCTACATTCAATGCGATTTGTTGTTTCACGCTTCACACCTCCCGTATAGCAAACCCGTACCTACTACGAAACAGCTTTGCTTTCATGGCATACTCGCGGGTACGCATCCCCTTCACGTCCTCCACCACCGGCAGCCAGTACCGCTGGCCGTAGCTGTCAGGAGCCGTTCTGCGCTCGTACACGAAGTCCGCGATGTAGTCGATACTTTTCACGCGGTCGCCCTCAAACGTCGTGTACGCCTCTTGCAAGCAGTACCGCACCTGTAATTTCAGCCCCTGTATCTCACCGGCCTTTTGCAGCAGCATCAGCGCGTCGTAGCGCTCCGCCTCCTTCTTGCTGTCGAAGGTCAGCTTCCCGCGCTTTGTCTTCTGCGCCTTGTACTTCCCCGGTTTCCGCATCTTCTCCATGACCTGCTTCTGCGCCGCAAGACTAAGCCGCGCCAGGTCGTTACTCATCAGGCCCATTCAGTTTCCCTCTTTTCTCCAGCCCTCGTTTGTTCATCGTGTACCGCACCTCATGGACGACGCGGTTTTCTCCGCAGCGTTCGCATTTTCCGCCCAGCGTCCGCCGCCATCTGGGGGCGAAGATGTACTCGTCCTCCATGTCCCGGATGCACTGTCCGCACAGCTTCGCCGTGGCGATCTTCCAGATGCCAGCGTTCATGGCTTCGCCCCCTTGATGTACTTGCCCATCCAGGCATCACGTGCACCGTCGGTCTTGCCGACAAGTGCAGCAGGGGCATGCCCCCACCGTTCCCACTTCTCCGCATTTCGGCAAGCCGCTTTCCAGTCTTTCATGGGGGTCTTGCCAACCATCCAGCCTTTCGCTTCGTAGAAGTCGATAAAGCCTTGCGGGTCTACCGCCGAATGGCGTTCAGCCACGTAGGACTGAACCTCTGCCAGTGTGGGTGGGGTAAAGCGCTTCGCGCGCGTACTCCCACCGTAAGGTGGGAATAAGTCTTTGTCTTTGTCTTCTTTCTTTGTCTTAGTAGGCTTGGGGTCATTTGCGTTTGCTTCTGTTTGCTTGATTTTGCTTGCGCTTGCTTGCGTTTGCTTGCCGCCTTTCGCCCCGTTCCTTGACCGTTCAGCGGAAAGCTCATCGTCCCTGTCCAGCATCGTCCGGAACACCGGAAACAGTATGCTTTCCGCGCCCTCCAACTCCGGCGGGATGCCTGTTCTTGCGTACTCCAGAATGGCGATAAAAAGACGGCCTCGCTCTGCATCGGACAGCGCCGCTGTCTGCTCTATCCAGTCATAGTAGGCTTTCACGTAGCACTTGCCCATTGACCCCACTCCTCCTGCATCTTTCCCATTCACGTCACCCCCTTAGAAAGGCAGATCTGACATGTCGTCCTCGTCCATCTCCATGAATTGGCTCTTGACGTCCGTCCGAGGAAACGTTCCATGCGCGTCCATGTCCTTCCGGCTGTCGCCAAAATACATATTGTCCGCCACGATCTCGGCGCTTCTGCGGTTGTTTCCGTTCTTGTCCTGCCAGTCACGCATCTGCAGCCGGCCCTCCACCACCGCCATGCGGCCTTTGGTGAAATACTTGGAAGCAAACTCCGCCGTACCGCGCCACGCCACAATGTCGATGAAGTCCGTGTCCTTGGTCCCGTCTGCGTTCTTAAAGTCCCGGTCTACCGCCAGTGCAAAGCTGGCAACGGCGGTACCGTTATTGGTGCGCCGCAGCTCAGGATCCCGTGTCAATCTACCCATGACAAAAATCTTGTTCAGCATATCAAATCTCCTTATAAGTAACTTTTTCCAAATTCTCGCCGGAAGTCCTCTTCCGTCCAGCCCTGCTCCTGCATGGCCTTGAGCTGGCCGTACCGCCGCAGCCTGCGCATTTGTTCGCCGCTGCGGTGTACGGCTGTCTTTCCGTTCCTGTGGCACCTGTTGCCGCACAGGTACACCACCAGACCGTATTTCTCGCTCTTCTTGCGGTTCGCGCCGCCCAGCAGATGATGTTTCTCTAACGGATCGCCGGGGTCATTCCTGCCACACAAAAAGCATCTCTTACTCTCCATGCGCTTCCTCCGTCCCGTCCCACTCGTATTCCGGGCAGCTGTGAATGGCGTAGCTGTGCATGATGCCCGCCTTGCGGCCTCCTTTTTTCTTCACCGTAGGCGTAGCATCCCATCCGGGCACCGGCTCCGGGGCCTTCCTCGACCAGCTACAGTCGCCGTAGCACTTCTTGCACGTCCAGCAGGGCTGTATGTGCAGCTTGTTCATTTCGCCGCACCCCACTCTCTGTCCAGCTGGTTGTCCAGCAACCGTATTTGCAGTTTCATGGAGTTGATGGCCTCCATAGCGGACTTGTATACCACCTCTGCACAGTCTCTCTCAAACCGAAGCGCGGCGATCTCCGCCTTGCCCTTGCAGATGTCAGAAATGATCGTCACCGGCACGCCGTTGTCGCGTTCTGTAAGTATCTGTTTGGCCAGAGCTACCCGGTACGCCTTTTCGGCCTCCGCATATTTCTGCCCACGCCGTTTCAGCACCGTAATGGCCACGTCCAACATCCGGCTCTTGTCTCGGATGTCATTTACCAGGTCACTCATGCTTCTTCTCCGCTGCGTTGGCCGCCTTCATGCAGCCCCAGCACAGCCGCTTTCCGTATCTGTCCAGCGCTCTGTCGGAGATGTCATCCGGGGAATACCTAATGCCCTGGCACGTCACGCTCTTAATGGGCATACCGCAGCTCTCGCAGATGACAGTGCCTTTAGGGTATGTTACAGGTGCAGGCTTGTCGTACTTGCTCCTGTCCGCCTCCCAGTACACGTCCGCGCCAAAGCCCAGCGCCTTACAGGCCACGGAGATAGCATCCGTTAGTGCCATCTTGAAGCACTCGTCAGAGGTATAAGGGCCGTTCTTTTCCTTCGCCACAAACGCGCTGCCGCCTGTGCCGGGAATAGCCTCCGACCATGCGCCGTCTACCTTCACAAACAGGTCAATGTCCAGAAACGCGGCCACTTCACCGTTTGCGCCCTGTTCCAGCCGCTTGTCTGTGATGACGTACTTCCAGCCAATGCCGCAGGGGCCGAACTGCTCCGTCAGGGTCTTCAGCCGCCACATGGGGTTGATGTCCGTCTTGCCCTTTAACCGGCCAGCGCCGATCTGCCTTTTGGCACTGTCCGGCACGCTTCGTACCGCGTTATAGATAGCCAGGTTCTCCATCACTTCACCCCCATGTTCATCCGCTCGGCGATCTCCGCACCGTCCACCGCAACACCGGCTTTCAACAGCGGTGCAATGTCGCTCTTGGCCACCGTGGGCGCGGCATACGTCACCTTGCCGTCATAGCCGTTGTCCATGCACCACCGCACCAGCTCCTCCATGTTGGTGATCTCAACCGCCGTGCTCTTGCGGTAGGTAACGGAACACTTTGCCGTCTGGAAGGGGTGCCCGTCCAATGCCCGGTCAACGTAGCCCCGCAGCCGGTCACGCTTGCGCTCCATCGTGCGGCGGCGCTCCGCCAGCTCCTTTTCCTCGTCCCGGATGGCCTTTGCCTCCGCGTCCAGGCTCTTGGACCAGCACACCATGTTCTCGATCTTGTGCTCCCTGTCCATCTGCAGCTGCTCAAACGCATCGTAGTCCAGCAGCTCCCCGGTCTCCGGGTCGATCAGCGCCTCCAGCGCCTGGTCAATATGGTATAAACTCAAGCTCATTTCTTTTCCTCCCATGCGTCCACCGTTCGGATGCACACATCACACCCAACGGTCTTGCCGTAAATATTCTTGTACAGGGTATCTGTTTCCTCGCCGCACACCGGACATCGCGGCACCTTGTAGGGCTTCGGTTCCGCCCGCGGCTCCTTGTAGTCAAACACGCTCATACCGGCCTCCCAGCCGCTTTCAGCACTTCCCGCATGGGCTTCCGCGCCTTGAGTATGGACATAGCCCGCGCCGTCTCCCGCCTGTATTGCCGCCACAGGTCGCTCAGCTCGTCGCTCTGGTAGTACCCGTCCCCGTCGTTGCAGATCATCACGCCCTGCTTCTTGGCTTCGGCCACGGCCTTTCGCATCTTCCGGTCCGTGGCGTGCAGCGCCGCCGCCAGGTCTTCCCGGCTGATGGCATTCCTGCGCCCCTTTGGGATCAGACAGGCGATCCGCTCCGTCTCCGCCGTCCGCATGGGCAATTCCGCTTTCTTGTCCTCGCCGAACAGATACGCCCTGCTTGCCCGCAGCGCCGCCTCCAGCGCCTCGGTGACTTCCTCCGTGGGCAGACACACGCCGTTTTCAAACCGGCTCACCATGCTCACGTCCATCCGTGCGTCTGCCAGCTTCAGAATGCCGCTGACCGCCTCCTGCGTCAGCCCCAGCTCCAACCGCCGTTCCTTCAGTCGGTTCATCGCTACACCTCCGTCCACTTGCCGTTCTTAACGGTGTACCACACGCCGGGTTTCAGCGTTTCACCATCCACAATGCCAGCCAAAATAGTAGCAATATCACCATTGGTATTTCTCTCAACGCACACAATAGCGTTTCCAAGCTCACCCATTACGCGGCCACAAACGCCGGTGGTCATAGCCACACAGCATTTGCCGGTGGCAGATGCTGCGCCACTATCGCCGGTGGCGGATGCTGCGCCCCTCTCGCCGGTGGCATATGCTGCGCCACTCCAGCCGGTGGCGGATGCTGCGCCCCTATCGCCGGTGGCGGATGCTGCGCCACTATCGCCGGTGGCGGATGCTGCGCCCCTATCGCCGGTGGCGGATGCTGCGCCCCTCTCGCCGGTGGCATATGCTGCGCCACTCCAGCCGGTGGCGGATGCTGCGCCCCT